TGGTCGGCTCTCACGCCAAGATCGCCATTGCGAAGCCTCGTCAATGGCATCGCCGCCTCCGCACCGGCCTCGCCCGCGACCCCGACCTGCCCGCCCGAAAGCGGGAATATCGCGGTGTTGGTCATAAGCCCGCCCTTCGCGAACGGAATGACATCACCCTCGCTACCGAAGATCGACCCGCTTGCTGCACCACCTAAGCCCAAGAATGATGGGTCGCCTGTTTTGTCGTTCCCTGCACCCGGCACGAAACTCAACGCCTTTATCAACTGGTTCATAACCAACTGTCTAAACGCCAACTGGATCAGCGTTTGGATCAGCCCTTTGAGCGCCTCCTCAAACGACTTGGCTCCCAATATCGCATCCTCAAACGCGGTCGCGAACGCATTTTCGACTTTCCCAGCAAGTGCAAGAGACTCTTCTTTTTTCTTGTCGAGTTTTTCTTGTGCAACTGTTTCCTCTTTGACTATTCCGAGCAATATCTTTATGATTTCAGCCTGCTCTTTGTATTTATTGTTGTTTTTTATCCCCAACGCCAACAGTACCCGATCCTGCTCGGCCTCTTGCTTTTTCCCCTCAAGGATAAGACGGCGAACCCTGACCTCGTTTTGCAACGATGTGATTTTGTCCTGAACCGATTTTGAAAGTTGCTCGTCCTTCTGCTTCTTCTTCTTGGCCTCGGCATCCGCTTTGGCGATATCGGCATCCGCTTTGGCGATATCGGCCTTGATCTTCAACTGTGCAAACAGTTCGGAGTTTGCTTCCCGGATCGCCTGAACCTGATCGTGAGTAAGCGAGACCTTTTTCTCCTCAAACTTCTGTAGGATGGCGAGCAACGCCGCGCCTTCCTTATTGCCTTCGTTTAGAAGTTTTGGCTCTCGACCTGCGACTTAAGCCCATCAGTAATCTTTTGACGGAAACCTGAGTAATCGCATCCCGTCGGGCCTCAACCATCTTCTCGAACTCGGCCACAGTGAGTCTTTGCAGACCCAACTGCTTTTGAGTGCGGCGATCTCTGCTTTGCTGTGGGTTTCATTAAACGCCGCGAGTTTTTCCTGATCGTTCCGCAACTCGTTAAGTGCATCTGACTTCTTCTTGAAACTCGCGATCAACTTATCGTCTTCGATCGCACCACGGCTCTTGCCAACATTGGCAACATCAACATTGAACTTGTCGATATCAGTCTGGATATCAGAGAAGCCCTTCGCAAACGCTTTGGCCGCACGAGCGCCAGCGACACCAGCCTTCTTATCGTTGTCCTTCTGGAAGGCATCGAGTTTGTTTTGCATTAGCGTTATAAGAGCCTGTATCTGTGATACAGACGCGGTGCTTAGGTTCTGCGTATCCGCCGTGAGTTGAGTGATAAGAGAAAACTGCAAAAGTTCAAGTGAATCTCTTGATTTTTTAAGTTCTTCATTGCTGGAACTGCTGTCGAACGGGACGATGTTCTTGGCGACATTCCGTACTTCTTCGCTTGTTCGCTTCAACTGTTCTAGTTGAGTATTTAGGGCTGTAACCTCATCCCTTCCCTCCTTCGCTTTTTTTGCGATCAAAGTAAAGTAATCACCTGAGTCCGATTGGCCCAAAAGTTGTTTTTTAAGAGATTTAGACTTCTCTATCAATTTTTTTCGCGTCTTGAACCCTATTGCCATGTTGGTTTCAATCTCGAAGTTTATTTCTGACAACTCTGATTTAATCTTGTTGAAAAAAGCCACTGCTTCCGAAGCAGAAACCTTGCTCGAACTGTTTAGTTTTTGTTGAGCGTCTATTTGATTCTGGATCTTTTCGGCTGCAATATCTGACGACCTTAAAAAAGTATCTATCGAATCATCGAGAGATCCGAACGGATCTTCCTTCAACTGCGCATTCAGTTCTTTTTCAGCATTAGCCAATGCCTTGATCTCGATCTTCAATACAGCGATAGCCTGTGCGTCAGATAATACCTGATCGTCTATCTTGAGAAGTTCAAATGCTCGATTCCCCTCCGGCGTGACAAGCGAAGAAGAAATGTCAGAAAAACGCTGCTTGTCACTTATTCTCTTCGGCTTACTATCATCCGCTATCACCGCCATTTGATCTTGAAGTTTTTCCACACTCGACCGAACAACCTCAAGCCTGCTAATCAAACTTCCGCCAGACACCTCCGCCTCTTTCAACGCAGCACTAAACCGCTCAGCAGACAGTGCCGCGAGGTCTAGTGTCGATGAAGCGGTCAACAAAGCGTCTTCGCTATTTTCGGCAGAATCGGAAAGGTCATCAAAACTTGTGGAGGCACTAAAAAGCCTGATGGCGAGTTCTGTAATCACAACAATCGCAATGCCAATGCCGGTGGACGCAATGAACGCTTGCATTGCACCCCTCGCGAACAGCACTGATTGCGCAAAGCCAATGAATCCAGTCGTAGTAATCTCAGCAGCGGCGGTCACTCTCGCCAACGCACCAACCACACGAATCGAAGATACGATCGAAAAAGTTATGAGTGATGCTGTTAATACTGAAACGGTCGCTTTAAGAATGCCAAGATTCTCTTTCAAAAAAGCGACAAACTTTCTGAGCCCGTCAATCGCTTCTTTGAGCAACTTTGTTGCCCCGACTGACTTGTCGAACGCGACCGCCAACTTGATTGCACCAGTTTTCAACTGCAAAAGAGCCTGACCAACAGTCCTTGATGTTGTGTCGAAGTCGGCTTGGAGCCCTGACCCCAACTTCTCGAACGCCTCAAGAACAACCTGCGCGGTAATCGCCCCCTCCGTGCCCATCTCTCTCAACTTGCCTCTGGTTACGCCGAGCGAGCGAGCAATAACATCGGCCACGGCTGGCAACTGCTCAAGCACCGAACGCAACTCGTCGCCTCTGAGTGTTCCTGATGCCAAGCCCTGACTCAACTGGATCAACCCGGCCTCGGCCTCGCGAGCCGTAGCACCCGAAAGCACGATCGCTTGATTCAACGAGCGAGTCAGATCAAGCAACTGCTTCGTCGCGACCCCCTGCCCCTTCGTGGAAAGCGCGAGCCGAGCAAACAAATCGCTGTTCGCGACCAGATCGGATCGAGTCTCCACACTAATCTCGGCAAGTTTTCGCTGAACATCGTTCAACTCGCTCGTCGTTCGCGTAACGATCCGCATCCGGTTCTCAAGCAACTTCATCTGATCGACGACTTTGACAAACTGAACCACACCAAACGCACTCGCCAAACTCAAGCCCAATGCATGAGCGATCGAGCCAAGTTTGCCCATGCGACCGCCGAGCGACTTTGTTTTATTTTCAAGTTTTTCGGCTTGGGTGCCCGCTTTTTTGGCCTCGATCTGAACCTTCTCAAGCGAGTTAACCATCAACTCGGCACCGCTGACAGCACCCTTTGAGTCGATCACAAACTTGAGACTAATCGTTTGAGCCATTTTTCCGTCTTTCGGCCTCGTGATGCTTCCGGTTGCTCTCGGCAAGTGCAGCGTTTATAGTGACATCGAGATCAAGTATAGCGTAAAGGTACACCTCTCGCGACTCAAAATGGTCAATTCCAACCATCTCAAAATACGCAAGGATATCAGTCATGCAAATGGGCAACCCCGCACCCCGTCGAGATCCGGATAACTGGATAAACGCTTGCCAAACACCAATATACTGCTCTGGAACCTTCTCACGCTCGTCGAGAAGCGGGACNTCACGCCCCTTCTTCTTGAGCCGAATCAGGAATTTTAGATCGTCGCCGTCCCTACCGGCATTCTTGACATCCCACCTGACCCGGCTTCTCATTTTTCCAAAGCGGACTCAAGATCGGCGGAAACGAAACGATCGCGAGTAACCGAAGCAACCTCAATCGTGCTACGAATCTCATACGCATCTGGATTCGACAAAATCTCAAGCGACTTCTCTTTGCTGTACGGGATAACCTTCCCGTCTTCATCGTGGATCCCTCGCCACCCAACGAGAATCGTCTCGGCCATCGCCTCGGTCTGGATCTGATCGAACATCCCCTCGGGCAAATCCTCCATCCCGTCAGCATTGTTCTCCTGCAAGGCCGATGTAAACAATCGCTGGAAGACGGATCGGTATCGCGGGTTGTTTGCGCGAGCAACCCGCACATCAAACGGCCCCATGATATTAACCCACACACCCTCGATCGCGTCCTTAGAGTTCACCATCATCCCTGCCAAACCAATTGACTTGGATGATGGTGTCTTCTTGGATACTCTCTTCTTCGCTACTTTCTTCGCCATCGCCATTTTCTCCTCAATAGGTTATCAGACAATCAACTTGTGGATGAACATCATCTGGCCGGTCGCGACCTCCGCGATTGCCTCGAATGTCATCTGTGACATGGCATCAGAGTTCTCGCCATCATTCGCGGCATTGCCGTCGGTGAACTTGATCCGTGGGAAATCAAACACATAAGTCTCGCCCGTCGAGTCTTTCATAATGAACGCACACCGAAGATTGTCGGTGTCATTCGTGAACGCCGACATCATCGCGCCATCCTTGAAATACGCATTCATATTGCCCGTAACGACGAACTTTCCGAACCCCATGCTGTTCGGTCCAAGATCGCCCAGATTCAACCGTGGTCGCAAGTTGTTTGAGACCGAGAACGAGAACGACTCCACATCAGTCTTCACCGAAGAGCCGGACGGCCCGTACACAAACGCAACGACTTCATCAACGGTCGCCATAACCTGATTCGTCAACGCCGCGACATCGGTGAGCCCGGTAGGGCTGGCATTGGCCGGTGCCCAACTCTTGCCGATAAAATCAAAATTCATCGTTGCGAACGATTGTACCTTCGCGTCAAACGACCACTTATCAATCACGAACCCACTGCCAACCGTGTAGTCGCCATCGACCGTGTTCGCAATTCCAAGCCGGTTCTCAACCATCGTGAACGAGTTCATAACGATCCCGTTCGGCTCGGACGAAAGCACCTGCGATGTTAGGCCAGCAACACCCGTTTCATCTGCGCCGGACGGCTTTGGGTCAACCGTGATTGAGTTGGCGGATGCAACTGTGATTCTGAAATACCCGTTATTTCCACTATTGACAAACCCCGCAATGAGAACAAAGTCGCCGACAGAAGCGCCTGTTCCAATGCCCGTCCCNGCAATCGTTCCCGCGCTGGCATTGCTTGTTGTTGATGCTGGCGTATTCGCGGTTGATGGACCTGTGAATGACTGGTTCGGCGCGGCGATAGCGGCAAGCATGAACTCATCGTGAGCGTCCGCCGAAAACTCGACATCAATCCCGCCCGATGCTCCGACCGAAACACGACGCAAATCGGAAACCTGACGATCACCTCGAAGTTCCTTCGATCTCTCCGATGCGTTTGTCGCCTTGAGTGTGTGCTTCGTGTATCGAAGTTTTTGCAGATTCCCAATTGAGGGGGCAACGCCGAATGTCGACTCTGCGATTGCGGCAAGTGAAGTGAGGTCGCCCGTTGCGGTGTCTTGTGTGATTGACATAACATGCTCCTAAGCATTTTCAGTCGTCGTAAGAAAATGGAATCACAACCGGCGTGACCCACCACGCCTCATCGTCCGAGCGGCCTCCGCGAAGTCGAGTAGGCGTACCATAGATAATACCATCGGAAGTGGTCGAACGAAAGGCTGAAATGATAGAATCTACGATGTTCTCTGCATCAGCCGTGCCTTTGTTTAGCCCCGAAAACAACTGAATCGCGATCGTTCCGGGCGTTCTATGCCTCCCATCGCCCCCCATTTCAGCATGAAATGACAACGAAGGATCAATTGAAACGGCCATCCAAACAGGAAATTCACCCTGTTTCGGCTCTGAAACAATTATCTGGTCTTTGTCGACAAACGGCCCATTATCGTACTGCGCAACGAGATCGAGCGGCGATTGGACGAGCGACAGCACTCGCTCGGCGATCAGTTTGGTCTTTGCTCTTGTTTGTGGAGTCGCCATATATCACCTAAAAAAACTGAATCCTGACAGCAATGAATGTCGGAGCAATGATCCCCGCAGGTGCCTGCCGACGAGAATATCCGTTATCCAACCTCAAGATATACGGTACACTATTCTCGATCACAATGTTATCGTCAAACTTTGAAGCGTTAATGATCGCATTTCCGTGCCTGATCGTTTTTCGCCCAAACTTGTCGAACAGCCCTTTGTTTCGCTTGCCGGTCTTAATCGCGGACGGCGTTCCCTTACCAGCCCCGACACCCCATCCACCCCTCGCTCGACCACGCTTGACGGGCGTGCCAAGCACGAAACCACTCAGCAACGCCCTTGCAACCCGGTTTCGTCGTCGAAGGCCCTCCACGCGAGGGAGTTCTTTCCACTTCTCAACCTCTGCATTGAAAGCCTGTATCGCAGCATCGTTATCTCTGGTGGCCATATGACTACCTCAAAAGCAACTCATAAACCGCAATATCATCGCCCGAGAACAGCCGATTGAACGAAACAACTGTGGTGACCTGACCACCGGGGAATGTGAGCGAATCGCCGATAAGTGGCGTAAACAAACTCCCTGAGTTTGAAAGAGAACTCGGCTGGACATATGCAACCGAGTCTCCTTGCAGCCTGTTTTGGAAGTTGGAGAGCGACCGATTATCGTCGGTCATTGGGCTCATAAAAACCGTTGGACTGATTGATGAAGACCCGGCAGCGTCGGCGCTATCACCCACACTCCAAGAGGTTGCAGATGATTGTGTCCAAGTGACATTGATACCGAACTCGCTGATGATATCGTTTGCGAGATTGGCGAACTCAATATCGTTGGCA